CAGCAGATGGAAGTCATAGCCACGATCCGAACCACGAACAACATGGATCAATTTTCTCATGTATTCCACTTTCCTTTCTGATTAGGGGCCTTCAATGCATCGGTGAAAGTCCACACATGCTCAGTGCGGGTCTTGTTGCCAGCCAGCATGACTGTGCGTTCCAATTGAATGAACATCGGTTGGGTTCCACCCTTCGTCCACTTGCACGCTTGCCAATCACACTCGATTGCCTTCACGCGCCACTCTACGCGATTCTTATTGGAGTGTTTGAACTGGACTACATCACCGACATTCGCCCAAAAATTGACAAACTGATGGTCAAATATCGCCTTCTTCTTGGCGGCCTTCCCGTGAAGTATCAGAGTTTCTTTCGGAACTCCCGGCAGATTGGTTGAGGTCGATGGTGACGGCTGCGAAGCCGTCGTTGTTTTCCGTTTGATTTCGTAGCAAATCAATTGCTTTGATTTCCTCAGGTTGTAGGACTCGGAGCTTCGCAGGCGCTGTCCACGTAGGGATATCCACTCCTTGCACGGCAATGCCGATTGCCTTGGGTTCACGGACTTCCTTGTCCATGTTCGCCATGTAGTGAATTTGCTGAATCTCGACCACCTTGAACCAGATGCGCGGCACTGTGCCGATCACAAATGACTCATTGCGGAACGTGACCATCGTTCCCTTGGGAAACTGATTCTCAACGAAGGCAGCAAGCCAACGTGCATATCCAAGTTTCCCCATCGACAGAGCGGTGTCGCCGGTCATACCAGCGGAATAAGCCTCCTTATTTTGTTGAGCTTCCGGCACCCACACAGGAGTCCGATGCGGAGGTTTCTCACCTTCCGCAAGCGAGAGTTGTTCCTGCATACGCTGCTTGTTGATTGCAGCACCTACAGGATCAATCTGCGTTCGCCGATGGACTGGTTGGAGGTGTCGGGTGAAGACTCCGAAAGCAGGTTTTGGTTTGTTGGGGTTCTCGATTTCGTAGGAAATCATCCAGCAACCGGGGTGAATTGGACAGGAGAAGCCGTGGCCGCAGCCACTTCCATTGCTTGCAGGATCACGAACTCATGGTTCAAGTTCGCAGCCGCAAGGCGTTCCGCCTCACGACGAGCCTCATCAATATTCGGATGCACGAACGGATTGCTGCTAAGAGTCAAGGGACGGGGCGCAGCGCCCATTTGTTTCGCACGTTTTCCGATGATGAACATCATGCTACCTCCAGTTCTTCAACTTTCACCTTCATGCCGGATTGAATGTCGAGTTTGTACTCATCATCATCCCAGCCCCACGGATCGACGTATTCGATTTCTTGTTCTTCGTTCACAGGTTCCATTCCATGAAGTCCTCAAAGATTTCGTCAAACATTTCCACTACCGTCTTGATTGGCTCGCCACTACCACCATTCGCCTTAGAGATAAGGTGCGGTATCAGAAGCACAGCAATCAAAGCAAGTTGGATGGACAGCCAGAGCAGCACGAAAGGCACCGAGGTTAGTGCCTTCAATGCCTTCTTCTTGAGAGTCATCGCAGACTCGGCAATCTTTCACCAGCACGAACCGGGAACGCCCATTCTTGATCCTCGATCACGCCTTCCCGTTCACCACTCACAGGAATCATCTTGTTCTTACCCCTAGGCTTGCGAGCCTTATGTAAGAACACACATAAGAACAGTTTGTTCCCACTGTGGGAGTTCCGTTTGACAGAGGATTGAAACAGCAGGACATGCTCTTTACAGAGGTAGTCATAAGCTGCCTTGGACTCTTCCTCGTTGACAAATGTAGCAGTGAACAGCCCAGTACCGCTACATACAACAGTGGAGGGGGCGGGGGTCCAAGGATCACTGGGTACTAGGTCAAACCCACCTACATCGTTCACTCCACAGCAATACGGAAGCGTTTGTGACGAATCGAAATTCAGAATAAACTTCATCGCGTGATCTTTCCTTTCACGTAGTTGATTGCACGTTGATCGAGACGAGTTCCAGCGATCTGCCGAATCTCACCATCCTTTTCACGAGCGACTCGCGCCCACTGAATCCAACCGTTGCCCACAAACACATCGTAAACATTCGGTTTCAAACGCTTAATGAACATCGTTTAATTTATGTTAAATCTGTTCGTTGAATGAGGAATCAAAAGACGAACTTGACGAGGAATCATCCGACCATGAGCCAGATGCACCCCCGCCACCGAAGTCGCCACCGCCACCGCTATCAAAGCTGGGCGTTGGGTCGTTTGATGTGGTTTGTGCCACAGTTGACGGTCGGTCATCATCCAATACGGATGAAATGAGCAGACCAGTGATGACTCCATCAGCAAAGCTGGTGTTGTCTTGGGATGTAGCTTGCGCTACGTATGAGGGTTCGGGGATTTCTGCCCTGATAACGCCTGTCCTTGTAGGCGTGTGGGCTTTCGTTGGGGTACGTGGAGTAGCCACGCTTACCAACTGAGAACGTTTACGCGGATAAGTGACTTTTGCAGTTTGATGCTGCTTCTTCTGCCACTCACGGTATTGTCGTTCCCGTTCAAGTTTCTGTTGTTCGCGCCGAACTGCGGTGCGCTCAGTGGACCTTCTATTGAAGGAATAGACAGCCCAAAAAAGGAGGATGAAGGCAAGAGCCACTAAGGCTCCTGCCACCGAAACGTCTATGAACGTCTCCTTATTGCATCAGTGCCGGAACGGCAGCTTCAATCCGTGGGGTGAGAGCAATCGGCGCTCCACCACTGCCGCCACCGTGGGTGGGGTTGGTTGCTTTGGGACGAAAGTATTTCGTCACGTAGCCCCAATTGTAGGTCCAGAGTTCGTGACCCACACGCTCACTCTTGGACAGCCACTTGGTCCGTTTCAGGACTTCGCGGGACACACGATTCAGCTTCTTCGGAAGTTCGTCGATGTGCATGCGAGCGACGTACTTGAGGCCGGCCGTTTCACGACCAGTCTTCCGCGAGAAGCCATCCTTCTGCGAGCAGTGCGTCACTTGCACGCTGCATTGCCCGTCACCGTCCGTATCGTACACGACACGAACAGTCGCACCACCATTCGCCGGGAACACCGATTGCCCAGCAATGATGGTGGGACGGATATGGAAGAACCTTTCAATTCTCACGAAACTCTCCTGTTTAACAACGATTAAACGCTTTTACGTTTCTGTCCGCGTTTGCATGACATACTACGTCCGGAATTGAGGTTGCAAGAGCGAACCTCGCGTGTGGTTCCACACCCGCAAGTGCAGAAGCAGAGCCAACGAGCATGGGATTCGTGATCCCCTTTGATGTACTTCTTCAACAACCACGTACCAACACGATCTCCCGCTTGAAGTTTACGTTTAGGATGTGGAATTTCTTCCTCATCATTGTCCTCTTCAAGCGGAAGTCCCGCATCAGAGGGTCGGCCCACACATGGGAGATTGCTACGATTAACAATCAAACCGGCCCACAAATTCATGTCACACTCCAATCAGGAAAGAGAATACAAGCAGAACGATGGCTGGAATCCAGAACTCAGGGGCTTTGATGGCAGCGAGACTCGCTCTCCTGCACTCTTCGCTGTACCTTCCTTGGTTCTCGATCATAAGTCTTCCTTTCTGCCTGCGAACGATGTGCTGGTGCCCCGCATTCAGGGCACTTACGCATCTTGAGGTTGAATGGAACGCCACACCCGTTCGGGCAAGACAGTTTCATCTGGAGAGAGCGTCAGTTACGCAAGGACGGCGGATTCCGCCTTGGATTCTTTCTTCTCTTCAACCTTGGGTTTGGGCAAGTATGCCGCAGCATTCTTGACGCCATGGCCCTTCGCATTGTTGGTCAGGATTCGATGCCCAACGCGGCCGGGGTTTTCCCCATCCTTGACGCATTGAGCGAACGCAGCACTCATGGCCGCAGCCATCTTCGTTTGAATCACAAAACCGGACATCTGTAAATCTCCACAATACAGATAAAACTGCATACGTTGCAGCCCGGCAAAGTCAAAATTTCCCAAACAAACCGTTTAATTTGTGTTAAACAGGGTCATTTCTTGGTGATTTTTGACCTTGCAACTTTTTGACTAACCTAAAACAAGAGCTAGAATGATCCTGCACAGATCACTGGACTCCGGTTTGCTTCCCGCTTGTTTTACGGGCCAGAGTAACACGAGCGTCATAGAACATGACACTGTACGTGGGTTTGAGAGAGAGTCTTCTCTCAGCCAGTGTGCAAACACTGACCATAGCATCCTGTTTCCAAGATGCTACAGTCGGGGTTTAGACAGGCTACAATTCCTGACAGCGCAGTTTTTCCACGTATGTCAGGGAATCGTACTGTGCCTTTGCTTGGGTTCTCTCGCGGCAGAACTTCGGAGCAAGGCAATCAATCTCCCAAAAATACCATCCTAACTCAGCATAGCGTTTCTCCGAACGCATACGCGAGAATTCCTCATCAGACTTGGCACGGACAGACCCGGGCCTGAAAGACAGGTTTTCGACACTAAGAAGCATGGCATTCTCCTAGCGGGTCATCCAGCCATCAATCTTGCGTTTCATGGTCGCAAGCAAGGCTTTAACGCGAATTTCCCTCTCCCACGGTTGCATGGGCATTGAAAGCAGCATTTTCATGCGAGCTTCCAACAACGAAACCTCCAACAACAAAGCATCTGCGCTCATGGGATTAACCCTCCTGAGGCCCTACACAGTTCAAATGGGATTCCACCCCCATGGCTGTGCGATCTGGCCTCTGTATAGCGGTTCCAATCAATCGCCGTAAGGAACTCATCAAACAACATTCGATGAACTAGCTCCATCCCGACGCGCCGAAGCATTGCTTTCCGAACCTCTTGGAACACAATGCTGTGCTTGTTCTTCTGCACGTGACGATAAATCCTGTCTCGCACTGGATCAAGAGCAGTCAAATGGAGCCTAATTTTCAGAGGCTCGATTTGATCCCGCCAGCTATCCATCATATGCGGATTAATCGGGGTGAGATTTAACTCAACCCAATAAGGTCCGTTTTTCTCGATGAATAGAACCCGATTCCATGTGCGCCAATAGTCATCCCACTTGAGGCACAGTTCATCAGGCAATAGGCGGTTTTGCTTCGCTTCAATCATGATTCGTCTTTCTTAGACGTTTAATCAACCTGTCGCCAATGTTTAATAGAAATTAAACATCATAGACAGGACCAAAGGCACGCTCCCAGGAACGTGCTTTTTTATACCCACACGGTAACTCATCCATATGGGCATAAAAAAACCACCCTTGCGGGTGGTTTTGATGTTAGGCATGCGCCCGACGGGTCCTGCGAGCCTGCGGCTGGGTCGCGGGGATGGTGCCTTCGCGGGTTTCCGCACCAGACGCACCGGCCTTCGTATGCGTGACGGTCGCGCCTTGCGAGGTGGTCGTCGTCTTGCCTTCACTCTCCTTGCTCGTCTTGGCGGCCTTCGCCGTCACCTTAGCCGCGTCTTCCTTCGCCTTCGTGGCGATGTTCAGCATCGACTCCACGACGCCGGCCACCTCTTGCAGTTCCTCCAGCGTGGCATCTTGCAGGATGCCCCGGACAACGTCCGCGAGGTTGCGGTTGTTCTTCGCCAGTGGCTTGCCTTCGTTGTCCTTCAACGCGGCCCGCACAGCCGTCACAGCCTTGGCCTGCGGAGTCGTCTGCTGACGCCCGCGGCTCCGCTTGTTGCTGCGCGCCAGTTCCGGATTCTTGCCATCCGCCGAAGGCTTGCCGATGCTATCCAGCGCCTTCGTCGCCTGCATGGCGATGAGACGCCATTCGGGCCAGTTCGCCTTCTCCAGCTTGGCACCCTTGTCGTCCTTGGGAGTCCAACCGGCATCCACGGCCTTCGCCATCTTGACCCACATGCTGCATTCGGCGTACACGGAAGCAGCACGCGGGCTGTCTTCCATGTAGTCGCGCAGCGAGCGGTTCGGGACGACCTTGGCCTCGTCGTTGATAGTCTCTTGCTTCGCCAACATGTGCGCCAGGAATTCCTTGCGAGAATCCCCATCCAGCGCGATCAGCTTGGACAGCTTGTCCTTGCGGGACATGCGGTCTTGCTCCAGCAATTTACCGACTGCTTCCGCATCGGCAATGAAACGCTCGGCCAGAGCGGCACCAGCGGCACCCGGAACGTTGGCAGACTTCGCCCCGGAGACGACCGGACGCTCGGCGACGTTGGAAGCGGAAACATTACGCTTTGCCATTTTTCACTCTCCTAAGCCCCAATTGGGGCGATACGTCAGCCAATTAGACCGGCTGACTGAGCCTGTGTCAAACACCTGTTTAACACAAATTAAACACCTCGTTTAAAGTGTTTAATTTCTATTAAACATCTATCATCTAAACCCTGCGAGCGAAGCTCTATTATAGCACAGCTATGACGTAACAGTCTGTAAGAAAGAGTTACACATTGTAACTAGCCCCCGGATGTGTGGTCCGGGGCCAGTTTGCACTAATCCATTTTGAACTGGATCAGGTAACTCGTGCGCAGAATGTCGCGCGGTCGAGTTTCCATTACTGCAATGTCATATAGTGCCGACATTATGGCGTCCCCAGCAGTGTCAGCCCCTGTAAAAGCCTTTGTGACAGCCCGTTCATAAAGAGCGTGGCATCCCTTCAGGCTTTCAAGACGGCTTCTAGACGGTGCCCCAATTACAGGGGTAACAGTCACGCGCGGCATTACTGCAATTCCTTCAGAACCCGCAGGACTGCGCGCAGGGTTTCCTCATCGGACAAAAGCCCCTCATTGTGAAGGGCCACGAGTTGCCCGATCTTGTCAATGGACATTCTCAGGACAACCTCTTCCATGGGGACATGCTGGCGCGGTTCGGGCTTGGGTTCCTTGTCAGCCTTAACTAAGGCTTTCAGATCAACCCATATCCGTTGCGCCACGCTATCGCGCGGATAACGTTTACGGTTCGTGCCGTGTTTCATGTTCACTCTCCTATCTGCTATCAAAGAGATAGCATTCCATAAGGCATTTAACACAAATTAAACGCCTTACAGGATGTTATCTAGCAAACATTCTCCCGAGGTGCGTCCTAGCGTCACGGTGCAGAATTTCCCTCAATTCCTGCGCCGCTTTGCTAGGGACATACTTAATCGGCTGAGGACCGCTCGTCTTGGAAGCACCAGTTCCAAGCGGTATCCTCGGCGTCTTGTCTGTCGTCTGCATGGTAGTCCGCTCCTTTGTGGTGTTGCCCTTTGGTGAAAAATTGGACCCGGTACTCATTCCAATTCCCATCCCGAAAGATAACGGCCTTACGGCCGGTGTCCGCATTGATGACGGATTTAACCTGTCGCATAGTCCACTCTCCTATATCTGGGGTTCACCCATTCCATAGGACACGGTTTCCCATGCCCTACAGAATAGGAGAGAGTGAAGCGGCTTCGCACGTCGTCCGATCTGCCACCATCGGAGTCTAAGCGGTCTGGGCTCAGTGCCCACGCTTCCCAGCGTTGACATCCTGCCCGGTTAGTCGGCGAGTCCGATCACTCACCCATACATCACCTAACCAGCTTCGCATCATACTCCTGTAAATAGCCCTGTCAATACTAGGGTTATAAGACCCCACAGTTTAGTCGGGAATACCCGCTTCCACCCCTCTACTGTTTAACACCTGTTAAAGGGCCTGTAACAGACCGGTAACCGCTGCTTAAATAATAGGCAAAACATTACCATGCTATGCGCTGGTTTATCCCACATCGTGAGATAGGAGCTAACCCACTGTAACAACCACACCCTCAGGAAGGCCCTTAATCGGGCCATAGAGAGGCGCTGTTACATAGACATAGCCTACCCCTAGCCCACGGATTCAATGCATCCTAGGCCGTTCTATGCGGTTTCTCACATTATGAAACGGTCTTTTTGTGCAGTGCAGCATGCCAGTTTCACGTATGTCAGTTTGCGCTAACTCCTTGCTATTAAAATGATAGCATCCAAAGCCTAGGACGGTCAGTAGAAACGCCCGGAATCTGTCCCCGATTGAACACCTGTCAAACCATTGTTCAGCACCATGACACCCTCCCAGCTAGCTCATCCATGGTCAACTGGACAGTAAAATAATTCTTCTGATGGCTGTGGATTTATGTTTTCGAGGGGGGGTGGGGGAAAACTTGTTCGGATGAAAAATCGTGTAAGGCATCTTGCTATATTTTTCTATATTTTTATAAAATGCCCGGATTAGGCCTACAAGGCGTTTTAGACGCCTTAAGCACCCTACCCCTTACCTATGGGCTATAAAGGGCTTGTAGGCCCTTTTAATGCCTTTGTAGACCCCTCGGCTCGCTATGCAAGCATCGCTCGCAGAGCCTTCGCTCCTTGTAGGCATAAAAGAAAGAAAAGAAAAGGATGATAAAAGAAAAGAAAGAAAATATAATAAACAAGATACCCTAAAGGTATCTTGTTTTAATAATAATATAAACAATACCCTTAAGGGTATTGTTTAATATATATATATTAAATAATTATTATACCATATATGTCAATACTTGCTTCGGACTTAGACGTCCTCCGCAAGATTGTCAAGATACTCTGCAATTAAACGATGCTCCTTTGCGGAGCCATCGTTCTTAAGCCTGTTGGCTCTCCAGCTAATGATCCGTACATTTCCTGCTACATACCCCTTTGAGGGGTCTGTTCTGTCGAAGGATGGGCTTGCATCCTGCCGTTCCTCGGCAAAATAATTCAGCTCTATCCCAAGAATGGGGCACTTCTCAGGCCACTCTATCGCACCAAACTTAATGTCCCAATCAATCCCGACGCGCTTGGCATGGTTCTTTTTAGCAAAAAACTTACGGCGACATACAGCATACAGGTCTGTGTCAGACTTGTTTCCCCACTTGTCAAAATACTTGGCCTGTTTAATTTTCTGTTTAACCAAAACTGTGTTTGGTAGCTTATACTTCTGACAAATTTGCTTGACCCGCTGCCTAGAGATTCCAAAGACTTCCCCAATTTCCGTAAGGGACTTTCCTTCGTCAATGAGGGCTTTGATTTTTTCAGAGGACCAGTCAGATTTCTTTTTAAATGGCATGGTTTCCTTTCAAAATAAACGTTGCCCTAATATTATACACTAATACATCTTGATTGTCAATAAGTTTATAGTGTATACTATTAGTATAGGGTGTGCATTTCACACCCATTATTTTGCCTGCTACGGGTCAACGACCCTCCGCAAAGGAGACATTCTTGAAGAAATTCCTACTTAGCGTTGTCGCAGCCTTCGCTCTCTTCACGGCTGAAGCAGCCGGTCCTGTGGACTTCATCGCTCGCCAAGGCAGCGATTCCGTCATTATCCATACGACTTCTGCCTGCTCGAACGAGAAGATCATCGCTAGGGCTCCTGAACGATTTCGAGACAGCCTTGTCTCTGCTAAGGGTCACTTTCAGGGCAAGGACTTCGATGCCTGCGCCTTCCCCTATGGGGAGTCTGTTTACGTCCTGTATGACGATGGTGATAATGGAATGATCCCCATGTCTGAATTTAAACCTCTCACGGAGACTTGATGTTTACTAAACTCGCTTCCGCTATCCAACGGTACGTTACCGAGAACTTCAATGATCTCCTGAAACTTGACATGCATTGGGCTCGGGTGCTGGGTGCCCCCGCTCCGTTTACCCTGTCTGCCTATGCCTACAAGCTGGAACAAGAAGGTAAACTCGGAGGTAAAGTGTTCCGTCCCCTGATCGACAAGTTCTTCGGGGAATGGATCATGAACGAGCAGAATCACTGCAAAACTGACTATGAAAAGATTATGTCTGAGGTTACTCCCACTGCGGCAACAGTGGACACGACTCCGGTAGCCTCGGACACCCAACCTGCTACAGAAGCTACTAATGACACAATTCCACGACCGGCTCAAGAAGATAACGGAGAACAACAACAGGAAACTAGCAACTCGTAAACAAGGCCAAGTCTGGCCTATCGAGAAGCGTATCGAGGTTGTTGGTCAATGGCTCATTTACGGCAACCTTAAAATGGCTGCCGCTGCTACCGGGGTGGATTATGACCTCGTTCGCAAGTGGGCTACCCAGCCATGGTGGAATGAAGCAGTAGCCGAGATTCGTGCCACAAAGAACATTGAAATGGACAATCGCCTGTCCAGCATCGTAGAGAAAACCCTTGAAGCGACAATGGATCGCGTGGTTAATGGAGACTATATCTACGATCAAAAAACTGGCGAAATCAGGCGCAAACCCGCTGCCCTGAGGGATATCCACCGGGTTGCTGTGGACCTTTTGGGTAAGCGGGAATTTCTACGCGACAAGACTGAACAGCGTAAGGAAGGCCACCAAGTCTCTGTTGAGGAGCACCTCAAAATCCTCGCCAACCAAATGGCTGAATGGTTTGAAGGTAAGAAGAAACCTGTCGTCATCGACGTTGAAGATGTGGAGATTAAAGATGCCATTCCAGAAGAACGGGAAGCGGGACTACAAACGGGAACTCCAGTGGGAGAAGAAAACACATCCTCAACGGGAGAAGCAACGAGAGGAACGGAACAAAGCTCGGAAGATGGAAGAGAAAGCGGGCAAAGCCCGCAAGGGTGATGGGATGGATGTGGATCACATTGATCCGCTGTCCAAGGGTGGGAAGACTACCCCTGGTAACCTTCGTGTTATTCCTGCTCATCAAAACCGCTCTTACCCTCGTAACCCTGATGGCTCTATGAAACGCCCGTCGTCTCGTCGGGCTCGTAAGGGGAAATAATGGACCCGATCACAATTGCGTTGAGTCTTGGTACTCAACTGATCCAACGACTGTTCCCTGATCCTGCTGCTCAAGCTGACGCTAAGCTGAAGCTACTAGAACTCCAGCAAAATGGGGTTCTTGCTGAACTTACGGCTCAAACCCAAGTCAACCAAGCTCAAGCAGCCACAAATACAGAAGAAGCCAAGTCCACCAATATGTTTATTGCTGGTTGGCGTCCGTTCGTTGGCTGGGTCTGCGGTGTTGGTTTCGGTATCCAAGCTCTCGGTCCTCTGCTTACATGGGGCTCTATGCTCTTAGGCCACAAGGTTGAATTCCCTCCTATGGATTTCAGTGTAATGGGTCCGACTTTGGCTGGTATGCTTGGTATCGGTACTATGCGTACCATTGAGAAAATTCAAGGAGCAGAAGCTAACCGATGATGCAACTAACCGCGAGCGTGATTAAGGGCTTCTCTAGCTCTATGCTACAGAAAGACTTTGACGGAGCGGTTACTTCCCCTCCCTGCCACGAAGAATGGTGGGAACTCTTCTGTAGTCCTGAACCTAAAGTAGCTGTGGCGGCCCCTCGTCGCCATGCTAAAACTACTGCTGTTACCCAAACCTGTGCCCTTGCCTCGGTGCTTTTCCGTCAACGATCCTACGTTTTGATCGTTTCGGATACGATCACACAGGCAACACAGTTCCTCGGCGAAATTAAACAGCAACTCACTGAAAATGAACAGATTCGTGATCTGTTCAAGATCAAAGGATTCACGAAAGAGTCAGAGGACGACTTCATTTGCGTGTGCGAAGATGGGCATAAGTTCCGTATGGCAGCAAAAGGCGCAGAACAGAAGCTCCGTGGTCTGAAATGGGATACAAAACGCCCTGACCTCATCATCTGTGATGACCTCGAAAACGATGAAATCGTGATGAACAAGGACCGACGCGCTAAATTCAAGCGTTGGTTCTATGCTGCTCTACTGCCTTCTATGGCAAAACTAGGGAAAATCATGTATGTGGGAACCATCCTGCATAACGACTCCCTTCTGGAGTCTCTGATGCCTAAAAAACATCATGCAGGCTTCACTCAGGAGGACCTAAAAACATGGTGTCGTGGCGTTGATGGCCGACCCCGTAGGATTTCAGGTTGGGTTTCTGTTAAATACAAGGCCCATACCCCCGATTATCGAAAAATCCTATGGGCTTCCAACTACACTGAGCAGTATTTCAAGGATTTGCGTCAAGAATACGTTGAACAAGGTATTCCAGACGTTTATTCCCAAGAATATCTTAACACCCCTCTTGATGAGTCCCTAGCTTACTTCAAACGTAACGACTTTCGGGACTTCTCTGATGCCGACCGAGAACTTCTCAAGACAAATGGTTGGCAGAAACACTTCAATTTCTACATCGGCACTGACCTAGCTGTGTCCACCAAGGACATCAGCGATTGGTCAGTTTTTGTCGTGGGTGGAATGGACGAAAAAGGCTACTTATGGATTCTCGACGTAATCCGGGAACGGATGGATGCGCAGGAGATTGTGGAAATGTTGCTCTCCTTGGAGAAGAAATGGGAGCCGATTACCATTACGATGGAAAAGGGACAGATCGAAAAAGCGATCGGCCCGTTCCTACGTCAGCGGATGCTGGATACAGGTACGTTCCCCACAATTACCACAGTTGCACCTTCTGTGGACAAGTTGACGCGCTCACGCTCCATGCAGGCACGTATGCGTGCCGGTGGTGTCAAGTTCGATAAGTCTGCTGAATGGTACTACGACTTTGAAGACGAGGCCGTTCTGTTCCCTCGTGGTAAACACGACGACCAAGTTGATGCTTTGGCCTACGTCGGTTTGATTATCGACCGTATGGTTCAAGGTTCCACAGCCAGAGAACTTGCCCAAGAGGAATACGAAGAAGAATTGGAACAATCAGGTCTTGCCTTGGCGGGCCGCTCAGAACTAACAGGATACTAACCAATGGATGAAGAAGACCTGACTAGTCAAGAACAGGATGCCGCGAGCCAAGACTCTTCCAATACACAATCATCTGACGACGATTATGGTAATGATGGAAGTAAGGAGCGAAGCGTCTCTGCGTTTCTTGAATCCCACAATCTAGCCAAGAAACTCAAGAAAGAGGAACTGGAAGAGATCGGTAAAGATGCCAAGAAAGGCTTCGAGCAAGATGAACGCTCTCGTGGAGAATGGAACAAGGCTATTGAGAAGTGGACCGAGCTGGCTAAACTTACGGCAAAACAAAAAACTTTTCCGTGGCCTAACGCTTCTAATGTTAAGTTCCCCCTTCTTGCCACAGCAGCTATGCAATTCGCTGCTCGGGCTTATCCTAGTCTGCTTCCCTCTGATGGTGGTATCGTTAAATGTCGTGTGGTTGGCAAAGACCCTGATGGCAAAAAGACAGACGTAGCCGAAGCAGTCTCCATCTATATGAGCTATCAGCTCATGGACGAAATGGAGGGCTGGGAAGAGGAAATGGATCGTATGCTTATCATGTTGCCTATCGTTGGCACCATGTTTAAGAAGACTTATTGGGACCCGATCAAGAAAGTTAACTGCTCTCGACTGGTTCTTCCTCAAAACCTAGTTGTGGACTATTGGGCCAAGAACCTCCGCGAAGCAGAACGTATCTCTGAGATTCTGGAACTGAACCCTCGTATTGTTAAGGAACGAGTCCAATCTGGTCTGTGGCTCGACGTTGATCTACCTGATCCTTCGCTTTCTGAGCAGGTTCATCAAGTCAGCGGTAGTGCTCCTTCCGAGACTGACGACTCTACTCCGTGGGTGTTCGTTGAACAACACACTTATCTGGATCTAGATGAGGATGGGTACAAAGAGCCTTATATCGTCACCTTCCACAAGCAAACGGGCTCCGTGGTACGAATCTCTGTACGATTCGATCAAGACACCATCTTCCACAACGACGACGGGGAAATTGCCAGAATCGAGCCGATTCAATACTACACCAAGTATGGCTTCGTCCCCAATCCAGATGGATCGTTTTACGATATCGGTTTCGGTATCCTACTCGGACCTGTCAACGAATCGGTCAACACTCTAATCAATCAACTGGTTGACTCTGGTACTATCAATAACCTTCAATCCGGCTTCCTTGGAAAAGGTCTGCGACTCCGTATGGGTGAGCAGCAATTCAAGCCCGGTGAATGGAAGTTGGTTAATAGCACTGGCGATGACCTGAAAAAGCAAATTGTTCCGCTGCCGAGCAAGGAACCTTCCAAGGTCTTGTTCGAGCTTCTGCAAGCCCTTATCACAGCGGGTAAGGAGCTTGCCTCGGTCGCTGAAATCTTCACCGGGAAGATGCCCGGTCAGAACACCCCTGCTACTACTACGATGGCTACCGTCGAACAGGGTATGAAGGTGTTTACGGCCGTTTACAAACGTATCTATCGTAGTCTTGCTGAGGAACTTAAAAAGCTCTATCGCTTGAACGGTATCTATTTGGAACCCAATACGTATCTCGATATTATCGACATGCCTGTTGGTCCCGATCTGTTCAAAGATCAAGACCACAAGATTGTTCCCGGTGCCGACCCCACAGCGGTATCTCAGAGTGAAAAATTGATGAAGGCTCAGGCCCTCATGGAAATGCTGCAAGCGCAAATGCCGCTTGATCCTATCAAGGTAATGATTCGTATGTTGCAGGCTCAAGAACAGCCCAACTGGCAAGAACTCATTCCTCAGCAAATCCAACAAACCGGCCAGATGCCTCCGCCTCCGCCCGATCCCAAGATGATGGCTATTCAAATGAAAGCCCAAGCGGATCAGGCTAAGGCGCAGCAAGATATCCAAATTAGCCAACAGCAGGCTGCTTTGGAGCAACAATCTCAACAAGCCCAATTGCAGATGAAGCAGCAAGAACATGCTTCTGACATGCAAGCCAAGCAGCAGAAGATGCAACTTGATGCGGCCTCTCAGATTATGCGTGATCGTATGCGTGCTGCCCAAGAGCAGCAGCAGGGTCAGCAACAATTGCAACAACAAGATCAGTTGCATCAGCAGTCTATGGCACATAACGAACAGCAGAATGCTGCTAAAGTTGAAGCTGCCAAGGCTATGGCTAAAGCAAAGCCACAACCCTCTACAGGAGCTAAAAAGTAGTGACGAAGACAGAGTTCGTAGATTGGAAACGGCACCCCGTTACCCAACAAGTGTTCAGCCAATTGAACGCCCGCATTGCGGGACTAAAGGATGAGATTGTCGGCCATGCCGCCACTGGTGATTCTCACCAACTGGCAACTAAAGCTGGCGCAATCTTTGCATATCAAGATATGCTTGACATTGAGTTTGATGAGGAATCTCATGGCGATTAAACCCATTCTGCATCGTATTCTTGTTAAACAAGATACTCTCGAAGAAAAAGACGAAGTATTCAAACGAGCTAAGGCCGCTGGCCTCCAGTTCGATTTTACCGAACGAGAACGCGAACAGGCAGCAATTGATACGGGTGTAGTGGTGGCTATGGGTCCCACGGCATTCCGTGATTTTGGATCGGAGAATCCCTTGAAAGAGGGCGACTCTGTGGTCTATGCAAAATATGGGGGCAAGGCTATCGTTGACCCCGAAACCAAAGTTAAGTATGTCGCACTGAACGATGAAGACGTTATTGCGATTCTCACTACAGAAGGAGCCTAATAGATGGCTGATGAAACTACCAATACCCCGGAACCCCAAGAACCTCAACTGAGTCCTACAGAAGTTCGTGCTTCTGAACAGGGCTGGGTGCCCAAGGACCAGTGGCAAGGGGAACCGGAAGATTGGCGTCCCGCGAAAGAGTTCCTTGATCGCGGAGAACTTTTCAGCAAGATTGACGAGCTGAAAAAGGAAAACAAACGCATTCGACAAGGTGTTGAAGAGTTCAAACGGCACAATGAGCGCGTTCAAGAAATCGCTTACAAAAAGGCTCTTGAAACCCTACGTGCCGAAAAGAAGCAAGCCCTGCTTGACGGGGACGCTGATAAGGTCATTGAGATTGATGACAAGATTGCGGAAACCCGCGAAGAACAACTAAAGGCTGCCCAACGTCCTCCGGTTCAGGCTGAACCTACTGGCCCGGCTCCTGAGTTCGTTCGCTGGGAATCCCGTAATCAATGGTACAAATCGGACAAAGCTATGAAGGCTGTAGCCGATGATGTAGCCCGTGATTTGGTTGGCCGAGGTGAGACTGATGTTACGCGAATTCTCACCGAAGTTGACAAGGAAATGCGGAAGGCTTTCCCCCACAAGTTTGAAAACCAGAAGCGCAATGCTCCTAGTGCTGTGGAGGGAACCGGACGGCAATCCGGTAAAACAAGCAAAGACGATTTCTATCTTACTGATGACGAACGCCGGATTATGAACCGAATCGTTGCAACTGGTGCCATCACTAAGGAAAAATACATTGAGCAATACAAGGCCACTAAAGAGGCCAAAGGAGCGTAACTATGACGAACGAGTCTAAAAAAGAAGCTATCGCTAAAGCGCCGGAGCGGCGTGTTCGACGAACCCCTATCGGTCAGCGTAATATCCTGACAGTTTCCGGTAAAGAGCCGGGTTTCCATTATCGCTTTGTGAACGATACCGGGGATCGCATTCAATCTGAATTCCTTGATAACGGCTGGGAAGTCGTTCAAGCGAAAGATGTTAGCATTGGTGACAAACGCCTAGGCAAGCCCGGTACTTCTGGTACTGCTGCCGAAGCGGCGGTCGGCAAGGGTGAAAAGGCAGTTCTGCTCCGTATTAAACAGGAATGGTACGACGAAGATCAGGACGCCAAACAAGCCTATGTCAATAAGACCGAAGAAGCCATGCATGAAAAAGCTCTTGATGGTACTTACGGTAAGCTCGATATTACGCGCTCTACATAAATGATAAGTGCCATTAGAGGTAATCTATTTTTTAAATGGAGAATTGCTAATGGCAAGTGTGTCTAAGCCGAACGGGTTCCGACTCGTTCGCAATTCGATTGGTGGGTCTATGACCGGCCAAGTCGAACTCTGCTATGTGCCTGCTTCCGATTCCACGGCTCTGTTCGTTGGTGATGTGGTCAAACTGTCGTCCGGTAATGCCTCTCAGGCTAACGGTGCGCCGGCTGTGGTCCGTGTTGCTTCCGGTACGGATGTTCCGTATGGTGTCGTGATCGGCATTACTTTTGAAGGTGTGGACGATCCTACGGTTACTGTGCCGCAGGTCGCTAACCTCAACACCCCGGTCTATCGTCCGGCCTCTACTGCCCGCTATGTGCTGGTGTGTACTGATCCGAACGCGATCTACGAAGTCCAGCTTTCTAGCTCTGGTAACTCGGCCTCTACTGTGGCTGGTTATGTCGGCAAGAACGCGGGTCCGGCCCTTGGCTCTGGTGGTTCCACGACCACAGGTGCTTCGAGCATGACTCTCGATACGACTTCGGTTGCTACGACTGCTACCCTGCCGTTCAAAGTGGTTGGCTTCCCGCATCGCCCGGATAACAATGCTGGCGACACGTACTTCAGTATGTGGGTGAAGGCGAACAACTTCTCGTCGGCCAACGGTACTGGCTCGGCTGGCGTCTAAGTAAAGGAGTAATAAATGTCTGGTGTAATTAATACTGGCTCCTTTGCCAAGGCACTTTGGCCGGGTGTCAATGCTTGGTACGGTAAGTCTTACGACGAGTACCCTGTGGAATGGGATAAACTCTTCGACAAATACACGTCTTCGCGTGCGTTTGAAGAGGATGTGGGTATCTCTAGCTTGGGCCTTGCGGTCATGAAGCCTGAAGGTACGGCTATCAGCTATGACGCTGAGAAGCAAGGTTTCATCACTCGTTATCAACACGTCGTTTACGCGCTTGGTTTTATCATCACGCGCGAAATGATGGAAGATGACCTCTATGATGTGGTGGGTCAACGTAAGGCTCAAGGTCTTGCGTTCTCTATGCGTCAGACGAAGGAAATCGTTGCTGCTAACGTGTATAACCGTGCGTTCAACAGCGGCTATACTTTTGGTGATGGTGTCTCGCTTATCAACGCTTCTCACCCGCTGATCGCTGGTGGTACGTTCTCTAACCAGATCGGTACTGCTGCGGACCTGTCGGAAGCTGCGCTTGAGCAAGCGATCATTGATATTGGTGGGTTCACGAATGATCGTGGTCTGCTGATCTCTGTGCGTCCGCAATCGCTCATCATCCCGCGTCACCTCGCTTTTGAAGCGAAGCGTATCCTCGGCACCGATGGTCGTGTTGGCACTGACAACAACGATCTGAACGCCATCAAGGATATGGGCCTGATCCCGAAGACTATCGTTAACCACTACCTGACCGACACGGATGCTTGGTTCATCCGTACCGACGTCAAGGATGGTATGAAGTATTTCGAGCGTCGTGCCGATGCTTTCGATATGGACAACGATTGGGATACGGAAAACGCTAAGTACAAGGCGACGGCTCGTTACAGCTTCGGTGCTACCGATCCGCGTGCCCTGTACGCTTCTCCGGGCGCTTAATAACTGAGGGGCTTACGCCCCTCTATTTAACCTAAGGAGAAACTATGGGTTTTCTTGCTACGGACTTTGTTCCGATTGGTACTAACGGCCCCACTACCACTGTCCCTGTTAACAAGGACCTCGTTGTTAAAGCCTTCGTGGTCAATCGTACAGACACGTCGGCTACGCTGAAAGCTGTGCTTCCTGCGGATGCTTCGATTGTTGATGTGGACCTGTTTGGTGCGGCTTCTAATGCTGGTACAACGGCTACGGTGAGCATTGGTACTTCTACCACTGCTAACGAAATCATCAATGCACAAGACGTTAAGACTGCTGGTGGTCGGATTCGCCCCACGACTTCGTGGAGCACTAATTATCCGAATACACAGCCTGTGCCGCTGAGTGGCGATATTCAGATTTTTGCTAAATACGCTGAAACTGGAACCGCCTCTACTTCGGGCGGACCTTACACGGTCCTTGTGTATTACGTTCGGTAATCAAGAGGGGCCTTTCGGCCCCTTTTCTTTTTCTAAGGAATAAATATGTCTGGTGCTTATCACAAGGCTGATGCTACCGTTGCTGCTCGTGATGCGGCAGCCGTTACGACTTCCGACTCTGCCACGATTCCTGTGACTCGCTCCTTGTATATCGGCACTGGCGGAACTGTGGTTGTTCGTATGGCTGGTAGTGGTGCTCAAGTGACGTTTTCTAACGTCGCTGTTGGGGTTTTCCCTGTTCAAGTCGATATGGTTTACGCTACTAATACGACTGCTTCTAACATCGTTGCTCTTTACTAAACATGCAAATCGGACTGAATAATCTCGGACTGACAGGACTTCGACCGATTCCGTTCAGTCTTTCTACTATCTTTTCTAGCCCCAGCACACCCGGTCTGTGGCTAGAAACCTACGACCCGAATGCGCTGTATCCGCGGCGGAACCAATTCACGTACAGCGAATTTACCGGCGGCAACGGGTTCACGGCATCCGCGAACGCGGTGCTATCCGCAATGACTGGGTACGACGCTGCCGTAGCCGTAACTCAGAACGGCTCCAGCAACGTCGATGTATTCAAGTCGCCCACTGTAGCAGTCGGCGATAAATGCGTGTTCCGCTTCGTCGTCACTATGGACGACGGGGCTGGGCCGCCAGTCTATGTTGCTGGCGGTGCCGCTGCTGCGAATGATTTCCAGGTATTCCTGCAGGGTGTGCCTGACTCCGTTGCTGCGACAGTAACCGCCCTGAGCGCCGGCCAGTACCAAGTAGTGCTCACCTTTACGGCGGCAGTCTCTACGGGTGTCACTGGCATCCGAAAGCTGATGACGAACTCAGCCCGCTCTTTCAAGACGAGCGGGTGGCAATTCGAGCGGTACGCAACCGCGTATAGCGGGTCCTACCAGAAAGTCACTGACTGGAACACCGAGTACCTCGCCTCTACCTATTCAGTTACTCCTTCCAATGCGCGTCGTAACTTACTGACTTGGACTGAAGATACAACTAACGCTGTTTGGACATTTGCTAACGTAACCGTTGTCCATAATGTCGCTGATCCTAATGGGGGTACTGCTGCTACTCGCATCACAGCCACTGCGGATAGTTCTACAGGTCTTTTCCAACAAGTTAGTGGATCAAATAGCGTACAAGCTGTAAACTCTTGTATGATGCGTCGAGTCTCTGGTACGAGTGCTGTGTATATCAGTAATCCTTTCGGTGGTACAACTGATATTAGTTCTCAACTTGCTGGGGGCTCTTGGGTTCCTATTTCTAGTGTTCCTGCTATTGCTAATGGTGGGCTATACACCTTTGAGATTCTTCTATCCCTTACAGGGGATGCGATTGAATTTGCTTTCCCACAAACTGAAGTAGGAAGTACCCCTACGGCTTATCAGAAGATTACTGATGGCACGATGGGTACGTTTATTCCCCCGGCAATTCATTACACAGCGGGAGTTACTGAGTGGCAGGACTCTGGATTCAACACTCCAGATACAGCTATCAATCAAACCATCGGTGGTTGGATGGACAAACGTATGTCCATCGGTAGCGAAATCAACGGAGATCCTACCTACCAAACACCCGCATATTGGACCGCGCAAGACTCATCAGTATCTGTTTCTGGCGGTGTCTATACAATGACAGCAGCGAATGGTAATTTTAGTTGCGATCATCTTATGGCTACTCTCCCAATTGGTCTTTACCAAGTAACATATACTATTCAGTGGATTTCTTCTGGAACGGTGTCTTCTTATATTGGTGGTGGAATCGGTGTATTGAGAAGTTCTGCTGGAACATATGCTGAATATGTTTGGTGCAATGGGGCCAACACAGCTATTGCTTTGAGAGCAGATGCCACAGTGGGGACTAATGCTGTAATAACATTCTTCTCTGTAAAGGCAGTGGCAGGCAACCATCTGATTCAATCCACCACTACCACTCGCCCTGTGTTGAGTGCCAGGGTTAACCTGCTGACGAAGACTGAGCAGTTCACCGACGCGGTATGGGCCAAAAGTTTCGCCGGCACAGGAACATCCCCTGTTGTTACGGACAACTACGCGGTGTCCCCGCGAGGGGACATGACAGCCGCACGGCTGCAGACCGCGCTGCACGGCGGCGGATCATCTTCTGGCAACTACTCCCTTCTAGCGTCGGCCTCGCCGCCATCGGGCGGCGCTGGGAACCACTTCACAGGGGCCATTTACGTAAAGTCGAACACCTTAGGAAACCAGAACGTACTCGTTTATCTGTCTGGGTCGTCTGCCGTATCTAAGACTGTGGTCCAGGTCACACCCAATACCTGGACGCGGATTTCTCCAGCGGACTATGCGACGGACGCCGGCACCGTTACCTTACTAATCGGTGCGCGCGGGAATGCTGTAACTTTTGGCGGCGATGATGTACTTGATATTCTTATCTGGGGCGCTGACATCCGCTTCACAGCGGATACGGCCAAAGGATACCCAGAATACCAACGGGTTAATACGGCCAGCGACTATGACACTCTGGGGTTCGCGTTCGCCCCACGGTTCGATGGTGTAGATGATGCGCTGGCGACTGCCTCATTAAGTCCTGGAACGCTTACCAACAATATGGACGCATTCCTGTTGTTCAGGCGGCTGAATAACAGCAAAGCTGTTTCTGCGTACAACGGATCAACCACTGGATATTTCGGGGTCTTCGATCCAGCAACCAACGGACTTACGACAGCAGGCGTGGGATCGGCTTATTCCAACTTTGTGGATGGAAACGCTGTAGCTGATGATCGTATCGCGCTCGCTACTGCGATTCCTGTTGGAAGTTGGCATGTGCTAGAAGTACGGAATTTGGATTTATCCGGCGCCCCCTGGACGCAATTCGCAATTGGCGGATATACAGGGTTCCCGCTCGGCGGTGAAATCGCTGCCGTAGTTCTGTGCCCCGCACAATCAAGCAGCGTGCGCCAACAGATTCGTGCATATCTCGGTAATAAAGTGGGGTTGTCTCTATGAGTTGGGTTAACGCTTGTATGATTGTTGCTGCTCAGGATCAAACCACAGCACAGCAACTGGCAGTCGGTATGGCTGGTTCTTCTGGAGCTAATATGTGGGTAATCGGACTATCTCCTACAGGAGTAGCACCGGCTACCTTCTACATCAGTAACGGAATGATCCAAGACAACTTTGCTGCTCTACTTGGCGATACCCAAGCTACCTATGATGCTGCGGGGGGAGCAATCCCCCTTGCGTCCATTCAAGGACTATATTCCCGTGCAACTTTCAAGTTTGACGTTGACCCATTCCAAGTAATGTCGGACCTGGGACTTCAATTCGTGGAGGCACCAAATGCGTAACTACTATAAGCCAGGTTGCTACAACATCATCTGCGATAGTTGCGGAAGGAAATTTAAGAATGATGAGGTAAGGAAGGATTGGAGAGGTTTGATGGTGTGTGCCGAGGACTACGAAACTCGGCATCCCCAAACCCTCATCCAAGTGCCTACTGATAATCCCACCGTTCCTATTCCCCGTCCTGAACCAGCAGATAAGTTTGTGACAGTAAACTATATTTCAACTACCATTGGTCATCAGGAGACTTCAAGCGGATGAGTCCTTTTTTCAAATATCTAATCGACGTTGCGGCGGCAGGGATTATCGCCTTAGGGATTTTCCTCTCTAAACTGATTCCTGTACTTGCAGCCCTAGCCGCCCTATCTTGGTATTGTATTCAAATCTATAGTTGGTGGAAGGAGAAAAAGAATGCCAAATGCGACAAGCGGACAGACTAATAGTTGGCAGCTTACTTCTACCACGATCATTACTGCTGCCTTGAGGAAATTGGGGGTTATTCCGTCAGGTGGGACCGCAACAACGAATCAATACAATGATGCACTAGACAACCTCAATGCTATCATCAAAGCCTACCAAGCTGATGGTATGCCCCTGTGGAAGATTAGTTCTCAAACATTTACGGTAGCCTCTGGAACCAACACCTATACAGTAGGGCCTTCTCAAACGATCAACTGTCCCAAGCCTTTGAAAATTCTTCAAGCTACTTGGACTCCGGTTGGAGGTACGAATATTCCTATGAATATTTATACGCGGTACGATTACGAGAAGCTCCCGCAAGGTAGTAACTATACCAGCGATCCTGTTGATTTGTACTATCAACCGGGGAATACCACAGGAACAATCTTCTTGTGGCCTACTCCTAGTAACAGCACAACTCAAATCACCTTTCAGTTTCAAGCACCCTATGAGGACCAAATTGGTACTACTAATGGACTTGATTTCCCTTCTGAATGGATGATGCCGTTAATTTATAAACTATCTTGGGTTATGGCCCCTGAGTATGGTATCCCTCCGACCGATAGAGATATGCTTGGTAAAGAGGCAGAGTATTGGCATCAGTACGTGTTGGGTATGGGTGGAGAAGAGGGCGATATCACGATTCAACCTATGTGGGATAGATAACTATGGCTTATACGACTTCTCCTGAATTCAATACATACAGTACAGAAAAGATTCCTCTTGTTTACGATCTTAGGGTTGCCCCGGGATTTACTACTCTTGCCAACCCATATTCGGGAATGCAAAATCTCTTCCCGGTGCTGGATAGCGATGGTAAAACCGTGGTTGCAGAATCCCGCCCGGCTATCATGGGTAAACCTGTATTTGTCGATACAACTGGAGCTAGTTCTGACGCCCCTATCGCTCGTGGAATGTATGTTTGGGAGAAGTCTGTAGGAACTGTTTATTACTTTTCCGTGTTCAACTTTAATGGGAGTGGATACGTTTACGGTTCTTCTGATATGGTGAACTGGACGAATCTTCAAACCATTGCCAGCGCCACCACGCCTGTTAGATTCACCGAGTTTATTGATAACGTTAACACCAAGAAACTTATCATGGTCGATGGGACGCATGGTTGGGTGTTTACTGGCCTTGCGGCCGGTACTCAAATTGTGGACGCTAATTTCCCCACACCTCACGTTCCGTTTCCAATTTTTATGGACGGATACTTGTTTCTTGCTAAGGCTGGAACTGCTGATGTTTACAACAGCAATCTAAATGATCCTACTACATGGACAGCCGGTGATTTTCTTAGTGCTGAAATGTATCCTGATGATATTCAAGCTCTAGTTAAAATCAACAACTACATTCTAGCTGTTGGCACCAAGAGTTGTGAATATTTCTATGATGCTGGTAACAGCCCCGGTACTCCGTTGGCTAAATACGAAAGTGTTACTCATCCATTTGGATGTGCTATTCCGAATAGTATTGCCTCCAACGAGAATATGGCAGTTATGATGGCTAATAGTGGTGACGGAGGAATCTCTATCAAATTGATTAGAGATTTTGAGGCGGCAGATTTACCAGCCGATGCTATCCTGCAAATCCTCCAGACACAATTCTCAGGCCCCCCGTACTTTCCGGGGTCACTGTCCACAGCAGGTATCAGGGGATGTTTGCTACGGTACAAGGACGACCTTTTCTACTTCTTTAATCTGTTCGGTAATTCCCCAAGTCCCGATCCTAATTTGCATAGTTACGCTTATAGTTTTACTCATAAGATTTGGATAAAACTCGTCATTAGTCAACCGCAATTAAACACTTCAGTTGATTACGCTTTTCCAGTTTACTTTACAGCCCCTGCAACTTCCTCATTGATTCAACCATTTATCTGTGGGGTTTTTAATTCTGAGAATTGGACTGGTACAGGAACTATTGGTTCTCCGGCAGTTTATAACTATGTTTTCTTTGGGGTCCTCGACCCAATGAATTCAAGTGGGATTGACCTACTCACACCGAATGTAAGTGGCCTTTTCAGTGGGGCCTACAGTATGGGAATCGTTCATAAGATTTGGGTCCCACCTCTAGATTTTGGTACTCAAAATAGAAAAGTCATGAACAGATTGGGATTAAATTATACCTCTTATGCGACACTCCCAATGACTGTTTCTTGGTCTGACGATCTGATGAATACTTGGACTACTAAAACCTTGGAGGGTATCGTTGGGGGTAATGCTTCTGTTGACGGAGGCTTTCCGTTTCTATTCCAACTAGGTAACTTTAGACGCAGGGGGTTCAGACTCCAAGGGTATGGACTCACACGATACAATTACTTAGAGGTAGATATCAATAAAGGAATCAGATGAAACGAGTTGGTTCTCCTCCTAAATCTGGTGATAAAAGTACCGCTGGTTGGTTTAAGGATGTTACAGATCGCTTGAACATCTATAGGGGTACTTCTGATCCTCTGGCATCAGAGGTCCCTCAGGGACAATGGATTGTTTTCCATAATACCACTTTAAATGAAACTCGTGTGTGGGCTAACTTTGGCGGAACCCTTGTTAAGTCCGCAGCATTTACTTAAGGAACAATATGGGTTCTATCTATAAACCGACGACTTGGCCTGAGACTTCTCCTTCTCCTGCACCAGCACCTTATGTGTCTCCTATTACGGCATTGAAGAGTCCTCCTGTCCCGGCACCAACCTATAGTCCACCGCCTCCGGCACCTACGCCTTTGGCTACATTGCAGAGTATCGCTCAGGCTCCGGCCCCTACCCCAGCCGTTTCTCCATTGTTTAACACATTGCAGAATGGTACTCCTAGTCCTGCACCTACACCTTCCAGTACCGTGGACCCGAGTTTGCTGGCATTGAAAGGACTCACGTCTAATCTGACTCCAATTTCCTCTCCGGCACCGGCTCCTTCTAGTACCTACAATTTTGGAGGAACCACTCTTTCGTCCGCGACTGATCCGGGATTGCTGGCTCTTAAAGGAATCACAGCCCCTCCGCCTCCGGCACCTGTACCTGCCCCAGCTCCCACAACTCCGTTTGCAGGAAACTACTCTGGCTTTAATTTCCAGAATGCCATTTCTCAAATGCCGTCCGGGTCTACTAACTTCATCAATGGTGGGTATGAGGTTAATAAATACACAGGAACTAACCTAGGTGGTAAGTTTATCCCGAATGGGCAGGATAGTAACGGGAACTCCGATGTTACACAATATTGGGTGAATCCTCAATTACAGAAGGGTCAGACGTACACCAATCTTCCGTATGATATCTATTCATCGGATGGGAGTTACGTTGGAAAAGGTGTCTACCCATCTATCGACACCAATGATGATTCTGTAAAGCAGTTTATTACTGGTGCTGCAATGATGCTTCCCGGTATGGGGATGACAGCCGCTGGAGCCGCTGGAGCTGGCGCTGCTGCTGGAACAGCAGGGACTACAGCAGGTACTACTGCTGGAACCTCTACTCTAGGAGATATTGCTTCTGGTGCTACGGCATCAGGTGCTACAGGAGCTGGCGATGCCGCTAGTGCTCTTGCTGGTGCAGGAATGTCCCCCGGTATCGGCTCTACGATTGGTACTACTCTTCCTGCTGGGACCAGTGGTTTTACAGCAGGTAGCGGTGCTCTGAGTGATCTTGCGTCTACCGCAGCCACAGCTGCTGCCCCAACAGGCACCAGCCTTGCGGCTGGCTCTGGTCTTGGAGATACCTTAGGTGCAAGTCTTGCCGGGGGAATTGGTTCTACTGTTCCAGCAGGGGCTGGTTTTAGTGCTGGTGCTGGAGCATTAGACGCTCTCCCCGCTGCCAGCTTTGGCTCGACTGTTGGGCTTGGCGCTGGTAATGCTGCCATTGATTCTGCCGCTGGCTCGGCGACTGACCTTGGAGGAATCACCGCTGGTTTGAATCCCACACCGGCTCCAGTCGATACTCCTGCTACATTTAATGCTGCTGCCGATTCCCAAGCAGCAAGCACTCAACTCGGGATCACAGGTAGTCAAGCTGCGGCTGACGCAGCCGCTGCCGGTATTCCGTCTGTGAGTCTTGCGAATGGTGGGTTAGGCACTCTTACTACAGGAAATGCTACCTTGGACAATATTCTCGCTAAAGTAGGCACTGGTGCTGTCACTAGTGCTCTTGGGGGTGCTGCTTCCGGAGTAGCATCTTCTGTAAACAATATGAGTGCTGGTGATCTAGCTGCTATCGCTTCTGGTGCCTACGGTGCCTACCAGCAGAGTCAAGCATCCCAGCAGATGCTCAACTGGTTGAATGGCCAGCAAGCCAAGATCGACAATCTCTATCAACCGGGTTCTCCTGAGTACAACGCTCTGTGGAATCAAATGTCGGCTATGGATGCTGCTGCTGGTCGTAACAGTCAATACGGTACACGTTCTGTGGACCTTGCTGCCAAGATCGCTCAGATCAAGGCTAATGCTACAGCTCAACTTACTCAAGGCATTGGTGCTTTGCGAAATGGTGTGGTTAATCAGGGATCAACGTCCGCGATGAACGCTACGAATCCATTGATTACTGCTCTCAGTCGCAATCCTAATCTTTCCTTGGGTGATATTCTCGGCACTAGTACCGACTACAGCAATCTAGGAAACACCACGTTCAATGATCCTACATCGGTATCTAGTAGTTTGACTGGAGGCATTGATGGAAGTCTGCAACCGGGTCAAGGATATAACTTTACGACTCCGGATTTCGGATCGAATTCCCTTAGCACCAGTTATGGTTCTGGATTCGATAATGTTCTTAACAGCTACTTCGGAGGTTAAATAATGCCGTCAACTGATCTAGCATCTTTGATGCAAGTTGCACCGTGGGCGGCTGGTGGGGCGATTGCTCAAAACCAAGCCTACGATCAAGCGCAGTCTCAAGCACAGACACAAGACCTGCTTTCTCAAGCGGCACAGCGTAATCAACTGACCCAAGCGGCGACCCAAAAGTTGCCATTGGAATTGCAATCACTCGCTCTACAAAATCAAACTTCTCAGGCTGATCTAGGACGAGTGCAGGCTGCCTCTGATGTAGCATCAGCAACCACTGATAGTAACATTGCTGCTACGAAGAGTAAGAATAAGTCTGAAATTTACAACACATATATTCAGCATCTTCCTGCTATGGCAAATGCCCTAGAAGGAGTCAGTGATATTGAGAAGCCAGCCGTTATGGCAAACTACATGCATAGTCTTGGTATGCCTGATGATCTTACGAGTCAGGCTATCCAGCATTATTCAAATATTCCTGCTGCACAACTTCCTAGTGCCATGAGAGCAGATGCTCAGAGTCTCGCTAAGAATAGTTCTGACTATATCACGCAGCAATCCAAGAATGAGGCAGAGATCAAGAGTGCTGGTATTCATGCTAGTGCTGAAGTCCAAGCCGCCAAGATCAATTCCGAGGGACGTATCCAAGCTGCTCGTCAGCGTATACAACAGATGGCAGACGTTGAGATTCAGTTGGCCCGCAGCAATGGTAATCCTATCAGTCAGTACACGATTCTTCGTAACGCTGCCACACAAGCTGATCTGGACGGTGATACTTTGAGGGCGAGCAATCTTCGTGCTCGTATGGAAGCAGTACGTCCTGCTGCGGAAGCGTATCTTAAGCGTCAGCCCACGGCTGGCTCCCCTGATATCA